CCTAGGAAACGAGGGTACTATACTTGTAATGCAAGGAATCGGAAAAGGTCGAGGAGTGTTCACACGCCCTACAGTATCGGTTACACACGCTAGCGCACCTGTAGGGACGCTTATGGCTTCATGGTCTACCGATGTTCCTTTTGGTTGGTTAGAATGCAATGGATCTTTGATCAAAGCAAAGGACTATCCTGCATTATTTACTACTTCCTTTGGTAATCATGAAAGTATCAAAGTTAAAACCATAAGTGGTTCGGAAAACATCCTCGTATTTGCTTACGATGGTAATATCCCTGCAAATACCCCGCTTAATATGTCCGCACACGGTTTGGTTGTTGTTATGTCATGTAGACAAGGGTTGCTCACAGTAACATCCTCAAAACCCTTTACCCTGCTACAAACTGCTCCCCATTCGCTTCAGGAGTTGACTTCTGCTGATCCAAATGACTTCTTTTTGCCTACAAAGGTCGAACTACGCCTTAAGTGGATTGTTAAAACCTGAAAGCATCGTTAGAGAAAGTCTAAATAGCATCGGAGGAATTCGATGCCTGTCAACACGCGACAAAAATTAATAGATTACTGCCTACGCCAATTAGGTGCGCCGGTGGTTGAAATCAATATAGATGACGATCAACTGAGCGACCGTGTAGATGATGCGTTGAAATTCATGTCTGAATACCACTTTGATGGGGTAGAGCGCGTATATTTAAAATATGTACTAACTGCTGAAGACATTGCTCGTAAGTACCTGTTGCTTGAAAGCGACAATACTAATAGTTTGTCTGCATCAGATCGCCTACAGTCAATAAGCGAAGAGGGTCTTACTGGAGGTACACCTGAACATCTTACGGGTGGTGTAGTCCCTATTGACAATCTTATTACGAGCGTAACTAGCATCTTCCATGTATCGCAACAAACAATTGATATGTTTGATGTCCGTTACCAATATGCACTGAATGATTTATATACATTCGGCACTATTGATATGGTTCAGTATGATTTGACTCAACAATACCTATCTTTGCTGCGACAGTATTTGTCGCCTGATAAGTCTGTCAATTTCAGCCGTGTGACTAACAAGTTAGAAATCTACATGGATTGGAAAATTGTAAGACCCGGTGCTTATCTGATTATTGACTGTTATCGTATTCTTGATCCTCGGGTACATACCGAAATATACGAAGACAGAATGCTCAAAAAATATTTGACTGCTCTCATTAAGCGACAATGGGGTACAAATATGAGCAAGTACAGCGGCATCAAACTTCCTGGCGATGTTACCCTTCGTGGTGTTGATATTTTCAATGAGTCTCAGAAAGAAGTAGACGAAATTGAAGTTGAACTTGTAAAGAAATACGAACTACCAATAGATTTCATGATGGGATAAAATGGCACTCAATCCATACTTTAATAAGTTCAAGAATTTACCAGAGCAGAACCTCATTGAGGATCTGACTATTGAATCCATCAAGATACATGGTATGGAGATGTTCTACATTCCCAAAACTATGGTGGTAAAAGATGATTTCTTTGGAGAGGCACCATATTCACGATTTAGTTCTTTCAAGATGATAGAGATGTACATGGATACTACCACCGCATTTGAGGGTGGCGACCAATTTACAAAGTTTGGTTTTGAAGTAAGAGATAGTGTCAAGTTTACTGTATCTCGTAAGCGATTCAAGCGAGAAACAGGAATGGCTCGACCTATGGAAGGTGATTTATTATTTCTTCCGTTGAACAGGGGTCTATTTGAAATTAAGTTTGTAGAACACGAGAACCCCTTTTATCAATTAGGCAAATTAGTCTCCTACCAAATGACTTGCGAACTTTTCCAATACAGCGAGGAAAAGATGGCTACGGGTATACCCGAAATAGATGCGGTAGAAGAGGTTGCCTTCAAACTTCAACTCTCATTAGGAGTATCAGGTGGAACAGGAACTTTTACAACAGGCGACTTCGTATATCAGCCTTCGGGTGGGGCGACTTCGGGAGAATTTTCGACGGCGATTGCAAAAGCAACCGTTTATTCTTGGAACCCGCAGCAACCGACAAGCATTGTTCTTATGGATCCGATTGGTGGCTGGAGTCTCACGGGAGGATATGTGACCAAGTCGGACAAATTGGCGTATTATCCAATAACGGCAACAGGAAGCAGCGAAGCATTCGGAACTCTAATCGATCATTCGAACGAGATAATACAAACCGAAGCAGATATCTTTATGAACTTCGATGAGACCCATCCATTTGGAGAACCATAACCATGTTTGATTACTTCTATCATGGTACGGTTAGAAAAACAGTAGTGGCTTTTGCCAATCTGTTCAACAATATTCATATTGCTCGTTATGATACCGCAGGAGGAAACGATGCAAGAGGAAATGAAGTTGAACGAATCAAGGTTCCTATTGCTTATGGGCCTCGTCAGAAATTTCTTCGCCGTCTTGAACGAATTGGTACTGATTTCGATCAAGCCAAGGTAAAGTTAGAAAACTATTTACCCCGTTTGTCTTTTGAGATGACGGGCATTTCATATGATGCTTCTCGTAAGTTATCTACGATGAACTCTACGGTTTCGTATTTGAGTTCTACTCAGGCAAAGCGTAGATACGAGAGAGTTCCGTATAATATCGATCTTTCGTTGAGTATCTTAGCGAAGAACACAGACGATGCTCTGCAAATATTTGAACAAATAATACCATATTTTCAACCTGAATATTCACTTACGGTGGATATGAATGATACCGATCCTTCGGTAAGTATTCCTATTGTGTTTAAGAATGCAACTTTGACCGAAGGAGATGATGGTAGTCAGGGTGATTACGGAACAAGAAAAGTCACCATTATGGCTCTTACCTTTGTGGCAAAGATTTATATGTACGGCCCAATCAAAGATATCAGCGTCATTCGCAAAGTGGAAGCAAATATTATTCCTTCTTTGCCCACGGGTCTTACTTCAGGGTACGGACTATCAGGAACCAATGTTCGCATAAGCGCACAAGCAGTAACAGGTGCAACAGGATTTATTTTTGGCGCAACAGGACAAGCAACTATAACTATAACGCCATTCTAAAGGATTCATTATGAGTGATGTTGATGACAATTTATCCGATGCTTTGAATTTACCAAAACCCGAACCCGAACCTAAACAAGAGGTTATTCATAGGGAAGTCAAGTCGATCAAGACTGGTAGAACAGAAGCAGATAGAGACTATACTGAAGTTCGTGATAACCTAAAGCGTATTATCGAAAAGTCAGAAGAGGCTATCGAAAGTATTCTTGAGGTGGCTGTTGAAAGCCAAAATCCTCGTGCATATGAAGTTGTAGCGCAATTGATTACAACTTCTCTAGAAGCCAACAATAAGTTGATGCATCTTCATAAGCAGATCAAAGACATCAAGAAGGAAGAACCTGGTAAGACCACAACGGTCACCAACAATAGTATCTTTGTGGGCAACACCGCAGAGTTACAGAAGATGTTGCGTACTGCTAATACTAAGATGTTAGAAGATATGAGTAAGGAAGCAGACGATGCCAATTAAACAAGGAGACAGTTATCTAGGTAATCCTCTACTAAAAGGGCCAAATGTAGAAATGGATTATACCAAGGAGCAGTTGGCAGAATATGTCAAGTGTTCTAAGGATCCTGTTTACTTCCTTGAAAACTACATGAAGATTGTAACCCTCGATCAGGGGCCTATGGTCTTTAAAATGTATGGGTTTCAAAAGAAGATCATTAAGGCAATTCATACCAATCGTTTTGTTATTTCAAAGATTCCTCGTCAGAGCGGTAAATCGACCGTCATGTTGGGATACATCTTGTACAGTATTTTATTCACGCCCAATTATAAGGTAGCCGTTCTTGCCAATAAACTAAAGACTGCCAGTGAATTGTTAAACCGTCTAAAGTTTGCATATGAAAATCTACCCAAGTGGTTACAGCAGGGTGTAATCGAATGGAATAAGTTGAGTTTTAGTTTGGAAAATGGCTCCAAAGTTGTGGCTTCGGCAACAAGCGCATCTGCTGTCCGTGGTGATAGTTTTAACTTTTTGTTGTTAGACGAGTTCGCCCATGTACCTGAAAATGTAGCACAGGAATTCTTTTCATCCGTTTACCCTACAATCTCCTCGGGTAAGACTTCTAAAGTAGTAATTGTATCCACTCCTAAGGGAATGAATATGTTCTACAAATTATGGAAAGATGCAGAGAATAAGCGTAATCCTTATATTGCAATTGAAGCCAAATGGAGTGAGGTACCTGGTCGTGACAACAAATGGCGAGAAGTAACTAAATCAAGTCTTGCAAATGA